GCGGCGGTCGATTGCGATTCCCCCTGAAAGACGGCGGCGCGGATTACGCCGCGACGATGCGGCGCGGCGTCTTGGAGCCAGCTCACCAGCTCCAGCATTGGTGCAAACGCGCTCGGGTTTTGGAAGATGTCTTTCATGGTTGGTTAGGGTTGGGGTTGGAGAGACGAGACGACCGGGACGGACAGGACGGACGGGACAAAACCGCGACTCATTGGAGAGCCAGTGAGTAGTGGCATTGTCCCGGTGGTCCCGGTTGTCTTGGTTGTCCCGTTATCTTGCCCGTTCTTCATTGCCTTTTGCCTTCGCCTTTCGCTTCCTGTTTAGCTGCAAGATTCTTGATCGAATTAAACAGCGCCAGCGCCTCGCGCTCCTTTTCGTCCTCTTCCACTGCTTCGGCCATTGCCGGGAGGCAGAACGCCTTGAGCGCTTCGGCGGTCGTCGGCACCTTTATGCCCGACTCCTTCGCCGCCCACATCTTGATAAGCGCGATAAGCGCCTGGTATATCTGCGCCAATGCCAGCGGCAACCATACGCCCTGCGTCGCCGCGCCTTCTTTCAGCATCGCGCCTTGCGCCGTCTCGCCACCCCCGCTGGCGCTTACGAGAGCAGCCCTATAAAATCCGATATTCGCCGACCTTTCTCAGGCAAAACCATCTCCGCAATGATGCGGTTGACCTGATCTTGCGAAAGCTCCTCCGGGTCAAACGGCTGACCGTTCTCAAGGGTGCAGCGGTCTTTGATGACCTTTAGCGCCGCCTCGATCGTGAGCTTCTCGGTGTCAAAATCGTCAAGGAGCTGCCGCGTCTCTTTGATCGAGAGGCGGCGGCCCTTGACAACCGTTTCGCCAAGTTTGATTTGGAAGAAGTCTGCAAACATGGTTAGTTAGGGGAACGGGACAACCGGGACAGACAGGACGGACGGGACAAAACCGCTTCTCATTGGCTCGCCAGTGAGTAGTGGCATTGTCCCGGTGGTCCCGGTTGTCTTGGTGGTCCCGTTCTTCATTGCCCGGTAGTCTCGGTAGTCCTGTTCTTCATTGCCTTGTCTCAAGTGCCAACCGAGCCGTCGGGCCGGAACGTCACGTCGTAGGTCGCCTTGCGGTCGCCGCTTGCGTCGATGGACGGCGGCGAAACCTTCGTGATGAGCGCGCGGGCGTAGCTGACCGTTGCGGTCGCGTCCGTGCCGCTGCCGTTTTCAAGCGTGACGGCAATTGTGAGCGCGGCGGTCGCGGTCGCCGTGGTGAGGTCGCCGCTGCCCTTCTGGTAGAGCGTGACGGTGAACTCGTCCTTCTCCGTCAACGCGCCCTTGATGAACTGCTTGACGGAATCGCTGAGAGCCGTGACATCCACGGCCTCGCAAGTCTCGCCCTCGGCCGCCGGGCCGCTCGCCATGTCGAACGTGTCCGAGCCGTAGGTAAGCGTCGCGGACTTGACCGCGTAGCGTGAAACGTAAGCTGGTGCTGCCATTTGAGGGGTCTTTCGTTTTAGGGTTGTTTAAGAGAACGGGACAACCGGGACGGACGGTTGGTTAGGGAGACGGGACAACCGGGACAGACAGGACGGACGGGACGCAACCACTTCTCATTGGAGAGCCAGTGAGTAGTGGCATTGTCCCGGATGTCCCGGTGGTCTCGGTAGTCCCGTTCTTCATTGCCCGGATGTCTCGGTAGTCCCGTTATTCATTGCCATTAGGCCGTGATGAGCTGATAGAAGCCAGGCGCGCCGTTGCTCGTCTGGAGCGAGAGCGCCTTGCCGAACAAGCAGTCAACAGACCAGGAGCAGGTGCCCTGGTCGGCGTCGATGACGACGCGCTGACCGAAGGAGAAGCCCGTGGCCTCGTCGGTAATCGTGCCGAACTCGATGAGGTTGCCGCCCTCGCGGACGGGCGTCACGATACGGTTGGCGGTCGCAATCGCGCCCTCGGGCACGATGAAGCCGAAGCCGTTGCTGGCGGGCGTCGCGGCGCTGACCTTTGAGCAGTTGGGCGAGCAGACCACGGCCTTGAAGCCGAGGAAGCGGCCAATCATGCCCGAACGAATCGCCTCGGCGTCACCGAGAACGTACTGCGGAAGAACCGCAAGGAGGTTCGAGTAGGTGACCGGCTCAAGGATGAGGACGCACTGCGCGGGGTCGAGATCCTTGGCGATTGCGGCGGCATGGAGCGCCGTGAAGTCGGCAAGCGTCGCGTGAGTGGCCTGCACGATCTGCGCGGTCGCGGCGGAGTAGGTGAGGAGGCCCATGACCTGCTGCACGACGTACTTGCCGATAGCTTCGCCGGCCTTCGGGCCGAACTCCGCCCAGCAAGACGCAAGCTCGTTCGTGATTGCGTCAACGTCGCCGATGGTGAACGTCGACTTGCGGTGCGCGGAGAGCGTGACCGTGGCGGGCTTGACCGTGTTCGTCGGATGCGTGTAGCCAGCGCCAGCGCCGAAATCTTCGGACGACGCGGCAAGCACGTTGACCGCAACGGCGTTGAACTGCGCGTTGTTGATCGCGGCGAAGTTGGTCGAAAAGAGCTTGATGAACTCAAGGTAAGGGCGAGCGGCGAGGATGACCTTGTCGGCACCGGCGACGAGCCCCTGGGAAGTAACGGAAGTTGCCATTTTTGTGATTCCTTTCTGATTGATTGTTTACTTGATTTTTCCCGCGCGCTTCTTTGCGCGCAGGGCCTCGCGCTCTTCGGGAGTCTTTGCGGCCTTCATTTGGTCGGCGTAGCTCGTCCCAGTGGCGGGAGGCGTGAGTACCCCGGCCGTCAGCAGGTCGCGGGTCTTTTCAAGCGCCGCCGCCTTGTCCTCGGCGGCCTTGAGACTGTCGCGCGTCTGCGCGAGGTCGGCGGTCGCCGTCTGGAGGGCTTTGGTGCTTTCGTCGAGCTTCGCGGAAAGCTCGCTCACCTTCGCGTTGGCGTCGGCGAGATCTTTCGCGCTCGTCTCGAGCTGACTCTTAAAATCTTTTATCTGCGCGTCACGCGCTTCAATCTCGGCCTTGAACTTGGCCTCCTGCTGCGCAAGCGCTTCCATGCCCGCTTTCTGCGCGGCGTTGTATTTCTTGGAGAGGCCCTTGAAGCGCTCCTCCCAGTTGTCGGAAGGAACTCCGATGGTTGTGGCTCTCGCTACCGCTCCGCTCGCTTCGCCCGCTTCAACCGTCTTTGATGGATTTTCAGGAGGCGTGTTTTCGGGAGCGCCTTCGGGCGCTTCAACCGTCGAAGCGTTAGCGGAGACTTTGGATGTATCGGAGTTGACATTCTCGGCCTTCGGCGCTCTGGGCTTGCGGTCGTGGAACTCGACAAGCGCCTTGGCCGCGTCGGGAGCTTTCGCAAACGCGCGGCGGGTGAGCGACGCGGCGGCGCGCAGCTCGCCCTCGTAATCGTCGACGAGGAAGCCGGCCTCGCGCGCTTCTTCGGCGTTGAGCCACGTCTCGGCGTCCATGAGCGCCTTCAAATCGTCGGCAGTCTTGCCATACGCCTTCGACTGGTAGAAGCTCAGGATGCTGTCGCGCATTTTGTCGAGCGTGTCGGCGTCCTTCCTGAGCTCCTCGGCGCTGCCCATCGTGACCGTCCAGGGGTTGTGGACCATTAGGAACGCGCCCTGTCCCATCTTGAGCTCGTCGCCCGCGCAGGCAATCACGGACGCCATCGACGCCGCGACGCCGAGAACGTTGCAGGTCTTTTTGCCCTTGCTATACGCCTTGATTGCGTTTGCGATGGCGAGGCCGCCAGCGACGTCGCCGCCGTTCGAGTTGATGTTGATTTCGATGTCGCCGTCCTGCTTGTTGAGCCAGCCGATGACCATGCCGGGCACAACGTCTGACTCCCACCAGCGCTCGCCGTCGTTTGCGACGATGTCGCCCAGGATATTGAATGTTGCCTTGCTCATGCGTTCTCCTTTTGCGTTTGATTTTGCGGGATTATTTCGCCGCTTACTGTCTGGAGCCCCGGATGCGGGACGCCGTGCTCTGCGAAGAACTTGATTTCCTCTTCGTTCTCCAAAACTTTCGACTTCCAGTCCGGGCCGTAGATTTCATGGTAGTTGACCGTGAAGTTCTTGAGGCCGATGCCGATTGCGTTTGCTTCGTCGATCGGGTTCAGTGCGCGCTCCTTTGGATGCGCCCATTTCACGCAAGTGCGCCGCCAGTCCTCCGGCAGCTCGGCGTCCTGCGGGATTTCGCCGCGAAGCTGCGCGCGTCTGGACCAGTTGGCGAGAACCCAATCGAGGAAGCCGCGCTCGAGGCGCGCGAACTCGACGCGGAACTGCGTGTTTGCCAGTATCATCTCGGCCATTGAAGCCGAATACGAGCTGTCCGCCTTGCCGACGGCGTAGATGGAAGTCAGGCCCGCCGCGTATGCCGCGCCGGAATGGAGCCACCGCGAGAACTCGACGAGGTTGTTGTTCGGGTGCTTCGTGTCGAAAAGCTCCATCTTCACGCCGGGCGGAAGCACGTCGTATATCACGCCTGCCGACGTTATGGAGTCGATGTCTAAGCGCTGCTGGGTAATCGCTTCGTCGATTGCCTCCTGCTGCTCGTTTTCGTCCTCCGGGACGGTGAGCGGCGCAGTGGCGTCCGGGTCGAGCTCGGCGGAAAGTTCCCCCTCGCCCGTCTCTGCCTCGCCCTGCAATACCTGCGCGATGATCTGCGCGTTGCGCTTCGACGCCTGGACCTCGAAGCCCTGAATGTCCGCGCCGTCGCTGATGGTGCCGAGCCCGGACCAAAGCGGCGAACTGCCGCGCATTTGGTTGACGCGGTGGAAATTGCGCAGCATCGTGAAAAACGTATCGCGCCATTTCTGGCCGGCCGGCTTGATGAGGGTCCAGGCCGCGCGGCGTCCCTGCTCATCGAATAGCCGGTATTCCGTCTGCCCGCGCTGGCTCCATGAGACAATCACGCCGATGGTCTTGCCGTTCTCGTTCTTGATGATGCCCTGATGCTGGGTGTAGTTGGGGAACGCGGACTTGAAGTCGCCTTCTTCCAGATTTCCGATGCAGTCAGGCTCAAATGCGATGATCTGGCCGCTGTCGCCGCGCGTGAGGCCGTCGTCATAGACAAGCGCGAGGTCGCCGCCGATGTAGAGCGTGCGCAGAACGAGGCGCAAAAGCTCCTGGAGTCCGTTGTCGTCGAAATACTCCGCCTCCTGCGCCCATTCCGCGAAGGCGCGGTGGATTTTGCGGCCCTGCTCCTCGTATCCGGTGGGGAATGTGAAAATTGCTTTTCCGCCCTCGGTGCCGATGACATTGTTGGCGAGCTGGTTCAAGATGCCCTCCATGTGCTCGCTGTTTCGCTCGGTGTTGCGGGCGAGGGCGATGAGGCGGTTGCGCTCCGATGCCGTGACCTGCTGAAGCTCGTCGCCCGTCTCGGCGGAAGTCCAGCGGCGGTTCAGTTGATCGGGACCCCAGACGGTCTTGTAGCCGCCGCGTCCGAAGAAACCGCCCATCCTGAGGCGGTTGATGAGCCGCCCGGCGACGATGCGCTGAAAGCGCGGCGGAAGTGCCGCGAAGGGGGTGGAGGCTGTCGGCGTCGGGCTGGAGGCCCTCGCCGCATGACGGACGCCCTTTGCGTTCTTTGCGGCTAAACGTTTCAATGCCATACCCCTCCACATCTGACGGTGGTGACGTGGCGGATGCCGGTGGAATTGGGGAATGCGGCAATCGCCATGTTGATTTCCTGCACCCTCGCGGCGTATTTGCCGCGCAGTTTCTGGAGCTTGTCGAGGTCGGCGCGGGTGTAGCTCTGCGAGCCGCCGCCAGCCGAGAGCGTCGCGGACGCCGTGCCTGACTGGGAGATTTCGTCAATCACCCTGTCAAGTGCTGCTATCTTGTAGAGCAGATTCGCTTTGCAGCGTAGACGGTTATATGTTGCGCTTGTCACGCCTATAATTTAGCATGAATCAAGGCCAATTTATTTGCGCGGCGTGATTTTCTTCCCCCAATGGGGGAATAATCGTATCTTGTTTCAACGCAGAGACGCAGAGACGCGGAGGTATCACCCGAGCGAAGCGAGCCGCGCAAGCGGTCGCTAGAGGTGTGCGCAGAGGGTTTTGGGATGTCGGCGCGGCACATTTGCCGCGCTTAAAATGTCCAATTTGCGTCCAAATTTTGAGCAAAAGTCCAGCGCGGCAAATGTCGGGCAAATAAGTAAGTTGCCGTTTATTTTAGTATTTCGAAATTTCTCACATTTTCGTGAGGTCGCGAAAATGACCAAGTAAATAAAGAATTAGGCGCGGGTATTCCAGCGCTTCGCCCATTCGCTCGCCTCGCGGAAGTTTACAAAGACAATTCCGCACCTGATAACACAAGTCGTCGGCGGTCCTGGGTGACAAAAGGCATAACCGTATGCGCCGCCGTACTTTTTGGTGCTTCTCTGCATAATCACCGCCTTGCCGCAAAATGGACAAGGGTCGAGGTGTATATATTCTGGCTGTTCTTCCATTGTCAATCCTCTCTGCGTACTCTGCGCCTCTCGACACTCGCTTCGCTCGGCGTGTTCGCTTCCCTATGGGTCGCGAACCCCCTCAAGGGGCGGTTACGCGTCTCTGCGTTAAATTATTTGCGCGATACCCCCCCCCGCGTCGCGCGCTGGGTAGCTGTCGCCAGCGGGTGGCCGCCCGCCGACTTCTGAGGGGAATTTGCTTGGTCACCAGTATTACAGCCGCCCAAGCTCGGCCACGGTTTGCCGGACGGCGAGCGCACCCCCCTAGCGGCCGCTGACACGGCTCGCTCTGCTCGGGGGATACCGCCGCTGGGTATCCCGTTTGGCAACTTTTCCATGGTGTGCCCATACCAATCACGATCCTTTCCGCTTTGCGCGGTAAACTATTACCTCGTGCGCGCCGCAGCGCTTGCAAATGACATAAAGCCGCCGCTCGCCCTTGATCGTGAGCGACTTGCCGCGCTTCCCCTTGCGCCACGGGTCAAACTGCCCGCAATGCGGACATATCTCAATCTCGCGGGTTATCATTTCCGCCACTTGCCTTTTCTGAATTTTAATTTGAGCTGCGGCGTGAAGCGCCTCGCTGCAGGACGGACGCTCTTTGCGGCTAAATCATGCGCGCTCTTTGGCGTCGGCTCGGGCTTTTGTTCGGCTTCCGCACGTTCCTCGTCCTCTGTCTCAATCTCGTCCGCTTCGCTTGCGTATGGGTTGGATTCCGAGTCGAAGAGGTCCCCTTGAACGGGGAACTTCACGCCGAGTTTGACCGGGTCGATTATGTCGGCAAGCGAGTCGTACGCCCTGAACCATGAGGCTATTGCGATGCTGCACGTTGTCGCGTCGCACCAGTGTTCGGGACCTGTCGTCTGCCAGTCCCACGCGGTTATCATGCGGCGGTTGCGGTAGACTTGGTATTTTCGCAAAAGCCGCTCTGCGCAGATTTCGCGCGCGAACTGCACGTGCTGCGTCGGGTCGGTGCCGAAGAGGGAGAGCGAGCCGGGCATGAGCGGCTTGGCCAGAAATCCGCTCTGCATTATCTCGCGCCAGTATGGGGCCATGAAAAGGAGATACTGGAGTTTTTGGCGAACGCGCCCGACGTCGAGCTCGCCGGCGTTGACGGCCATCATGTGATCGTGGCGGCGCACGATGTCCTTGCGCTTTGCGCCGTAGCTGTCCCACCCCGCGCCGAGCATTGTGAAGAGTTTGAACTGATGCGGGATAAGGCGCTCGGCCTTCGCCACTGTGCGCATGACGATTTTCGGCTCCCATCCACGGTCAAAACCGAAGGCCGTAAACGATACCTCCCTGCCATTGGCGTCGCGTATTTTTCGCGCGGCCATCTTTCGCACAATCAGCATGATCGCTTCGCTCAGAATTTCCGCCCGGGCCTGGAATGGCGCGTTCTTCGGAACGAGCGGCGAGCCGTCGGACGGAAAGCGCCCGTAGTCGATTATGGCGGCAACGCGCTGCCGCGCAAACGCGACGAGCACCCAGGAAAGGCCCGCGCCCGCCTGGATGTTTACGTCGCAGAACCCGCACACCGTCTCGGTTTCGGGTGGGCACACGCCGCGCGGGTATCCGTTGATTGCGGTGTATACAGTCTCCTCGTCTATGTCGAGAGCCGATTCCTTGTCCTGGACGCGCATGAGGATTTCGGCGTTAAAGGCGGCGAGGCCCATCTTGGCGCGGAGATTGAGGAGGTGGTGGTTTACGTCGATCTCGCGCGCGTGGTCGTACTGCTCCGGGTCGATGGTTTCCATCTTCTCGAACAGCGCGCGGTTCTCTTTGTACCACGCCGTCGAGCGTGAGCGCGTGAAGTCCTTTGCGGCGGCGTCCTTTGCGTATTCAATACAGAAGAGCTTGGAGATTTCGTCCCAGTTTGGGGGAAACGACTTGATAAACGGCTGGACCTTTATTGACCAGTTTGCCGCATACGTGGGATTCGTCGATATTTCCGTCGCCACGTCGCCGTAGCGTTGCGGCGTGATCGTAAGAAATGCCGCGATGGTGGTATCATGTCCGGCAAGTGCAAGCGCGTCGCTGTGGATATATTCGAGAATTGACTGCACGAGCTTTGGCGAGGCGGCGGCCTTGCGGGTTTGTGGGTCGTCGATGAGCACCATGTCCGGCCGCCTGCCGCCTTCATTTGCGCCGCGAATGGCTCCGCCGATTCCTGTTGCGGCAAGTATCGCGCCGCAGCCCGCGTCGAGCGGTTGGCCGCTGTCGTCGCGCAGCATTGGGAGAACGATTTGGTCTGTGCCCCATTCGATGTCCGTTGCTTTGCCGTGATAAGTCTGCGACGCGGCGCGCTGCGCGACGCCGCCGAGGTGCCGTATCGGTATCGCGATAGCCGGGAAGTCCGCGAGGATCTCCGGCGAACGGGCAAAGTGGCGCTTTACCGATTTTAGGTTTTTCTTTGCGGCCTTCATGCTTGCGCCGAATGTCACCGGGAAGCTGCGGTGTCCGTAAAGAGCGGCCCACGCGGGGAGAATGATGTCGATCCACGTTGTCTTTCCGCCGCCGCGCGCGATGAGCTCCGCAGTCATTCCCCCGCATAGTGCGCAGTTTTGCGCGTCGCGGATAAGGGTTTCTTTGATGTCTGCCGAGGCGCGATGCTTCAGGAACGGGCGAAAGTACATCCACCCGAAGAGCTCCAAATCATACCGGCACCGCTCCTTCAGTCGCGGGTGCTTCGGCGCTGGAATCTCGCCCACCTCGTTGCGTGACGCGACGAACTTCGCCACGCGGTCGGCGCCCGATGCCGCGCGCTTCTTTTCTTTCGCCGCGCGGTCGCGCAGCGCCTTGACGGTCTGCGCCTTGCGGAACTCGGCCAGCTCCTCGGCGGTCATGCGGCGGCCAATGGTCGCCTCGGCGTTGAGGCGTCCAATGCCCTGAAGCGCCAGCGCGCGGAGTTGTTCGAGGGTTGTCATGGTTGGTTAGACGGGACGGTTGAGGGGGACGGGACAACCGGGACAGACAGGACGGACGGGACAAAACCACTACTCATGGACGTCTCTCTGGACGTGGTATTTGTCCCGGTGGTCCCGGTTGTCTCGGTTGTCTCGGGTGTCCTGTTCATTTCCCCTCCTTTCGCGGCACATTTGCACCCCGCGTTGAGCCGCCTGCGGCGCTCGCTTCGCTCGGGGGATATGCGCCCAAAGTTTTCTGCAGCTCGATCTCGCGCGGCGAAAGCTCGAACGTCTCTGCGGCGGCGCGCTCTGCGGCGGCGCGCTCTGCGGCGGCGCGCTCGCACAAGAGAAACGCTCCGCCAAATATGGTGTCGCCTTTCTCTTGTGCGTCCAGCTTTCTGATAAAAGCTGACTCTGCGCGGCGGATTTTCAGCGCCTCACCGTGAACGGTCAACCACCCGAGTCGGGCAGCCGTGACGACGGCCATTGGGAAGCTCAACTTGCGCTGCTCTTTCTTCTGCGTTCTCAGGTTTTCTTCGTTTGCGGACGCAAGAACGGCATGGAGGTCTGGGCGCGTCTCGATGACGATTGATACATCCCCCAAGGTGGTGACAAAATCCGTCAAGACTTTCGCCCCGTTCTGATAACTTACAGATTCATGGGCTACAATGCAGCGCGCGCGCGGCGAATTTGCCGCGAGATTTAGGAACGTAAGGCCGGGCGCAAAAAGAAAATAGTCGATGCCCTTTGCGCTGTAAAATTTCAGAATTTCCGACATGATGGAAAACGGCGGGTTGTCGATTACTACGCAGCGCGGCGGATAATCGAACGTCTGGTAATCGCCGCCCGGCCAGAACGGGCGCACGATCTCGCGGCCATCGAGCTTGTATTCCTTGACGCACCAATCGCGCACGGCGTTGTAAACGATCTCCGGCGTGTAGCAGTCGTCAGTCGTGAGCTTCAGCTTGAACTTGTCGACGAATTTCTGGTATTCACCCGTCGTGTCGTCTGTGTCCGCGTCGCCGGTCGTTTCGCCCGCCGCCTTTAGCAGCTCCTCGATTGCCGCGTCGCCCATTAGGTCGCCAAGCTCGTCGCGGTCGTATAGCGCGAGGAGCTTTTCGGCATCCCATTCGCCGCTGTAGACGTTCGACTTGATGAGCCACGCGCGGCGGGCGTTGGCCCCAAGCGGCGTCAGGTCGTAGAACCACTCGGCGGGAAGCGGCCCGTCGAACTTGATTGCGCCGTCGGCGCTTGTCGCGTGATCTGCGGCGAGCTGCTTCAATGCGCGCAGGCGCTTGTTGCCCGCAATGACGACGCGCTGGCCGCGCAAGTCCGCGCCGTCGACGGCGGTGTAGTCCGTGACGTATGCGATTTTAGACGCGGCCAAAGTCTGCGGCATTGTGCGCAAGCTCTCCACTAATAGCGCGAAGTCCTCGGCCGTGACCGTCTGCGGGTTGTCCGGGTTCTCGATGAATGTTGCGAGCTTAACGGTTTTCATTTAATCTCCTTTCGTGCGGGCACACACTCCGCGCCAAGCGAGGCGTCCCATGTTGAATATTCGTCGCCATACAAGCACACCATGCCGAGACAGACGCCAATGATTGTCGCCTGCGGGTATTTCGCGGCAAATTTTGCGCGGGCCTCCTTTGCGTTTCGTGCCCGTACGTTTTTGCCGTGATGAATAAACAACCCTTCGTCCTCCGGCAAAGTGAAGTCGACAACATAGTCACACTCTCTCATTTCGCGTCTTTCCTTTTTTTGCCTTCGACTTCCACCATTTCGCCATTTGCGCCGCGCTCGATCGCGGCTATCAGCTTCTGCGAATACCGCCAGATGAGCGGCGTGTCGTACGACTCCACCTTGCAGTCTGTGCGGAGCGTGATCTTGTCGTTGTCGCCGTCCTTGTTGGCGCGAATCCATATTTTGATCTGCATGGCTATTCCTCTCCCTTCGCGTTGCTGTCTTTGTACCATTTCAGCGCGTCGTGCAGCTCGGATATTCGCATCTGCGCCATTGCGTCGCCGCGCTCCTTCGCGTATGCGTAGAGCTTTTCAAGCGTCGCCATCAACTCGGCAACCCTTACCTCGGCCAGCTCTATCTCATACGCCTCGCTCACTTTTCAACCCTCTCTGCGTCTTTGCGCCTCTGCGTTAAAATCTCCCTGCGCTCCTTCGCGCAGAGCTTGCAATAGCGCATCTGCTTCTTGCACTTCCCGCCGCAAATCTTGCAGCGCCTCGCCGGGTTCCTGATCTTCCCGCTCATTTCGCGCCTCCTTCCTTTGTCCTTTCATTCCACGACGCAATAGCTTCCTCTACGGCCTTGTGGAAATCCTCTATGTCGAAAACCGAATTTCCCGCCATGTCCTTGTTCTTGAGTATGTCGTCGTTCATGAAATCCATCATTGCGGCGCAGGCGTTGCAATGAATGACAAACCACATTGTATCATCAGATTGTATTCTCACCTCTTCAAGGTACGCTTCCCCTCCGCAGAATGGGCATGGCTTTAATTTCGTTCTACCTTTCATCTGTCGCCTCCTTCCTCTGGCTCGTAAGGCATCTGCGCCCAGGACAGTTCGCAATTAGGGTCATATAGGAATCCGCAATTCTCGCACCGATAAGACCCATCACGGCACAAGCCGTTCTTGGAACAGAACTTCCTCATCCTTGCGGACTGTTCCTCCGTCGTCCCGACGTCGCAATTCCTCGGCGGCGCGGCAAGGGCGGCTTCTGCAATTTGCTTTAGCTCCGAGATTTCGTTGGCAACAGATTTAGGCACTCCGCACCTCGTCTGCAAATACTCCGCTAAGACAAGAATCTTCGACAGCGCCACACGTGGATTGTTATTTGTCTGCATCGTTGCCTCCTTTTTTCGTGGTTGCGAACAGCGTGTCAATTACCCCCATCGCCGTAATCGTGACAAGGTTCTTTTCGTGCTCGTTCGCTATCGGCAGTTCCGAGACCAATTCGCTTTTGAATATGGCCTTTAGTTCGTCTGCGGTATGCACGTCGCAGTTGCGCGGAGGAGCGGCGAGGGCGGCGTTGATTATGCCGTTGATCTCCATGCGACTCGCAACAAGCGAATTGGGCACGGTTAGGTTGCCAATCAAATATTTGATTTTCTTCTGCACCTGCACCAGCGCCTCGCGCAGTTTCGCCGCGTTTCCGACCTGCTTTAGCTTCGCGTAGTGCTCGTTACACTTCTCGACGAGTTCTGCGGATCGTTTGCTCCACAGGTCGCGTTGCTGGCGGAGGTCGGCTATCTGCCCGTTGAGCGCGTCGACCTCGCGCTTGTGTGCCGCGTCGAGGCGGTCGGCAAGGTGGTTGGCGATGGCGTTACACAGCTCCAGTTCGCCTGTCTCCAGATTGCGGCACTTAAATATACGCATCTCCGCGATGATGTCCGCGATTGTCTCGTTCTCTTTTGCCATGTGTGCGTCCTTTCGTTTGTGTGTTTGTATGTGGTTCAAGATTCCTCGCCAAGCAAGAAGCGGTCGTTCCTCAAGTCGTAGCCGACAAGCGCGCCGTGATCGTAAAGGACGCGCTCGAACGGGTCGCACCGCCAGTCGTGCGTGACGCGGGCGTACTTTGGCGAATAATCGAAGGTGGTCTTTGCCGCCGCGCCCGCGCCGGTCGTGATCGTGAGCGGTTGCGCCTTGAAATCGGCAAGCATGAAAAGGCAGTATTTTTTATAAAACACAAACGGGAACCAGATGTCCGCGCCTGCCTGCCCGTTTTGGTTCTTTGCGATTATGAAGCGCACCGGCGCAAGGCCGTGCATTTCCTCGGGCGTCTGGTTTGCCGTGAGCGCAAGCGGTGGCGTCGCGTTTGGCGCAGTCCATGTCTTTATCACGTCGCGGTCACTGTGCAGAATCCAGACGGCGGTCGCGTCTTGCTCGAGCGCGCCGGAGCCGCGCAGATCGGACGCGGTAGGAACTCGCCCGCCATCCTCCTCGCAGGCGCGGTTCAACTGCGAAAGCGCAATGACGGGAATGTCCAAATCTATGGCGATGGCTTTCAACACGCCGGAAATGTGCTGGAGCTTCTCGTTATCGTTCGCGTATCTGGCGCGCGTCTCCATGATCTGCACAAAATCCACAATCACCACGTCGAGCGCGCCCATGCCGTGCGCCGCGACGCACCAGGAGCGGAATGTCTCAACGTCGCGCTCTTGCAGCAATGTGAGCGGCCAGTCCTTAACGCCAAGCCGGACGCGCGCGCCGTCTTTTTTTTCGCCATCGATGGCGCGGTCTATCGCCTCGAGGTCTGTATGCGTCGTCGTGCCGAAGCTCGCCTTTGTCAAACTCACGCGGGAAAGTTCCGCGATTGGGCGCTTAATCATTGGCACGACTGCCATATCCAAAGAATTGAACGCCACCTTGACGCCGCGCTCGCACCAATAGCGCACGACGTTCAAGATAAACGCCGTCTTGCCGACAGACGGACGCGCGCCGAGATAATACAAACCCTCCTGGACGCCCTGCGACGCTGTGTTTGGGTCTTTCCACGGCAAGGGGATGCCGGGCGTATAGTCGAGATCCTTTTCGACGATCCGCTTCTGGTGCGCCTCGGCATACTTGGCGCGTATCTTCTCGCAGATGTCAGGGAGTGAGATCGTCTTTGACGCGACGGTCGCAGACAGTATCGCGGTCAGCCGTTGCGTCAAAGCGCGCGCCGCACCTTCGGAGTCGATGCCGTTTGCTCTGTCCTCATTGTAGCGCGCGCCCGCTTTTTTTATGCGGCGGTCTATGACCTCGCCGCGAGCAAGGTAGATATAATGCTCAAGGTGCGCCGTCGTTGGGGTTTCGTCTATGTACGCCTGAACCTCCGACGCCGCAAGCTCCACGCCGGTCAGCGGCGTCTTTGGCTTTGCCGCGATTCTCTGCGCTCGCTCGATTACCGCAATCGGGTCGACGGGCTTATGCTCAACCCATAGCGCAAGGATTGCGTCCCACGCCAAGCGCCGCGAGTCAGCGGTGAACCAGTCGGACGCGATGCCCTCGGTAATCGCAACCGACAGGCAGCGCTGCGGGTCGAGTATGACCGAGCCAAGTATTGCGCGCTCCACTATGTTGAAATCCACTGCCATTGCGTCACCCCTCAAGGTCTATCACGGTCGCCGGGTCGCGCTCAACCCTTTCCGAACTTTCAACCGCCGCGCGCGCCGCCATTTTTTTTTGGTGACCATTCCATGCGGTTTTCAAATAATTCCTTGGGCTTGTCAATGTACGGCGTCCCTTTTCGTCTGTCCAGCCCCGAGCATTGATGTCATTCCACACCTCCCGGCAGAAATCGGCGGGAACGCCTGCCGTCATGCCGGCCGAAACAAACTGCTCGATCGTCCATGCCGCCGACGCCTCGCGCGTGCGCGTAGCGGTGATGCCTTTAGCATTATGCTCTTGCTCTTGCTCTTTATCTTGTACTTGCTCTTTTACTTGCTTGCGGTCGGCTTTCGCTTTGCTTCGCGTTTGCTTTGGTTTTGCTTCGCGTTTGCTTTCGCTTTGCTTGTGACTTACTCCACCTTTGCTTCCGCTTTGCTTCCGCTTTCGGCTGATCTCGATTGTCGCGCGAACCATCTGCACGGCCTGGAATCCGATGGCCGTCAGAATCCCGTCCTCAATGCTTGCGCCCTCCGCTGCCGGCTTCGGTTCCTTGCCGGTAAACGCAAAGTCCAAAACGGCGTCAAGCCAAGCCAGGCGCAGATCGTCCGGGAGCTGCCGCGCCGCCGTGTACCAATTCCGCCAGAACGTCAGCCGGTCGGCCGTCTCGATTTCCTCGCCGCTCATATCTTGACCCCCTTGATGATTGCCGCCGCCTGCTCGCCCTCGCTTACTGCTCCACGTAGAACTGTCTCGGCCTTTTGGACGGTGTGGACGGTATCGGCTGCAGCCAACCTCGCGCAGACGGGAAGCAAAACCCCCAGGCGCGTCACGATTGCCCGCGCAAAGGCGTCTGCCAGCGCGTTGATTGTCTCGCGTGAAAGATTTACCGCCTCGCGCGTCTCGCGCTCCTGGGCCGCTTCTCGCGCGTCTGGCGCGATTGGCTCAAACTTTGGCCGCTGATATGGCGCTCGACCGTGCGGCTGCTTGCCCTGCCCCAGCTTCTCAATGTCTGATTTTCTCATGGTCCTAACCTCCTAAATATCAAAAAATACCTAAATTTTCCGTTAGTCAGTCAATTTCGCTGACTTTTTGCGGTTTGATGGGCTTCTATTTGGCCGCCCGGCAGGACCCAAACGGGGGGGGGTGGGGGTGCGGCCCGAACCCCCGCGAGGCGG